GGAGCTTTTCTTTAAAATATCTATTGCTTTTGCAATCGCTACCGGAATCGGAATTCCCATCAGTCCAGCATTCTCTATGATTGAAATGCTTTCATTTACTATGAATGCTATTATTACAGCATCCTTTATGTACGTAGTCTGCATCACTATATCAAGTCTGACCGCTACTAAAACTATTAGAAGAGCTACTCCCTTCCTACATAGCCCCTTGAACCCCGCTCTGGATTCAAGAGCCCCATTCTCCGACTTCTTGCTCTTCTTGAAAATTCCAGCGACTATTAGTCCTGTGACATAATCAACTGACATAAAAATCATAAGAGTGATAAGGGCATCACTCCATCCTCCAAAGGCCATGGCTATAAATCCTCCCACCAATCCAACTGCTGAATATAAAACACTTGCTCTCATAAGCTCCTCCTTTACTTTACTAATTGATACTTTGACAAGTCAGGATCCGTGGTGTCAAATTCATTTTTATATTCACCATCTGGATCCACCCAGTAATACATATTTTTATCTTTACTCTTAATGTATGAGTTTCTTGCCATAAGGCCTGACTCCTGCAGATAGTAACTCTTACCATCAATAGCTATCCATTGACCACTCAACATAGCTCCGTCTATATTGAGATAGTACCATTCAGGTCCCTGTTTAAACCATCCGACTATCATGTAGCCTTTCATATCAAATACATACCATCGACCATTTATTAGCGACCAACGTCCTGCAATATAACTGTTCGGACTATCTGCGTACCACCATTGTCCGTTATGATTTTTATTCCATCCAAGCTTAAATGAAGGCTTTTTTGGTGTTTCAGTACCTGCCTTCGTTCCATTTTCAAGCACAATGGCAGTATGGTGAAATTCGTACAAAAGAATATCTCCTCTTCGCAAATACTCATCGGTAATAAGATACTTAGGTGCTTCAAGCAATTCAAACTCACCTGTCCTTAACAATGCAGCAGCTTCATTTCCTGTGTAGATACTTCCGGACACCCTCACTCCTGCCGCATTTACACAAACTGAAACCAGTGCAGAGCAATCAGTCTCACATGGCTTATTTACTGCTTTTATATTCCAACCATTCCCCTTGCAAAGGTCATATAAAGTAGTTCGCTCATACTGATCATATCCAATATGGTCGTTTTTGCAGGCATCCTCCATTGCTGCTGCTATCCTTCCTGCGATCGCAGGATTTTTCGGTCTGAGAACTTTATTCCACGGACGATTGTACCAACTGCGAATTGATACTTCCTGTCCATCCTGATCGCCAGCCCTGCCTCCACTATACTTTCCACGCTCGTCACGGCTTGCTTGTCCAATTTTAATCATGGTTTAATCCTTTCTTAAAATCTAAAATAAAGAAGCACCCTGTTGCCAAGGTACTTCTAATTACTTTTAGTCTGCATTTGAAGGTGTAGCAGGATGTTCCTGAGCGTTCCCCTCAATATCTTCCCATACGCCTAAATCAATAGCGACCTGCTTAACATATAACCTTAATCGCTTAGGTACATCTGAATAAGTGCACTTACCATCCAAAATCAACTGTACATAAAATAATGCTAAATTTTTAAACTTCATATCTTTTTCTTTCCTTTCTGAAAAACAAATAATATAACCTAATAATATGTATAGTTTTGCGCATAACCATATCATTGTTATTTATCACTCTCTTCATCATCGCCAAATTGAGACGCAAGCATATCCATCATTGCCTTCTCAAGCGTAGTTATCCTGCTACTGTTTTTAGCAGTTTCACTGATAGGATTATCTTCAGCAATTATAGAGTGTTCTTTCTTACTGACATCTACACTTACTAAAGTTTTCCCACTCTCCACGTCAAACTCAGCTATTTTCATACTCTCAATATCTAACGGAAGCGTAGTTGAGAATACAATTTCTCCGTTATTTCCATTGTAAAATACTGTATATTTCATTTATACCTCCTTACGTAGCATAATTCCCAGCCCACTGGTGGCTAAAGCCTTCTGTTATCAGGAAATTCATTGACAAGTTAAAATTCATTGTACCTCTATATTTTAATCTAAAATCATTGAATCCATTTCCTTGTCGCTCTAACAGTCCGTAAAATATCCAAGCTCCAATTTTAATTTCGAATGATGCTCCGCCATCAAAAGTTGAAACAGCTATAACACAAGGGCAAACTCCTCCATTCGAGTTTTTATAATATCCATCAGGCACAATTCCCCAAACTATAACTTTCATAAATAGCCCGTTGTATTGTAGAAACTTATTAGGGATATGAATCTCCTTCTCTACAGTATTAACGGCTAAGTTTAGATGCGCATCCGACAACCATGTAGGACTTATCAAGTCAATATAATCTCTTGTTCCTGTTATGCCGTTAATGTTTATATTCTTTACTAAATTCTGAGGATAAAAATTTGGACTTGCTAGAAAAACATAGCTCGCATCTTGTATAAAGTGTTTGTCCGGTATTCTTGCTACAATGCCTCTGCCTCTATTTGCACCAGAAGAGTCATCCCACACAAATCCCTCACCATTTAAAGCAGTGATAACACCACCTGTGGTACAAATCCACCGTGGTATAGATCCTTCGAATTTAATTCCCTGCTGGCTTGAAGCCGTCTGCCATTGAAGTACACTATCCGCCCCTGCTGTGCCTAATGTGGATGCGTCAACTTCCACATGCGGAGAGTTGTCGTCACGATAATAGTAGGCATTACCGTGGCCTAATTGCATGACAAGCTTTCCTCTACCAGGGTCCATACCGAAAAGCTTCGCCTGATTTGCTGCGTAGTTATTCGCCTTGGTATCTACCACCTTTATACCGCCTTTTACTCCTAAATAAGTAGCGGTTTCAAGCACTTGGTTTGGCGCAATTTTTACAAGTTTCTGCAAGTCGACAATTGTAACCCATATCCACGGTTTAGCGTACCTACTGTTTCTATGATAGTACCCTTCTGGAATAAATATAGATATTTTATCTCTTTTTGCAGATATTATATCTGCTATTCCATCTATATTGCCAATCTCTCTATCTAGTATTGTACCTTCCACCACTTCATCATCGCTGTCTGAAGTAATTGTCCTGTAGCCTTGCAAGACCTGTGCCTTAGAGGCTGTCACATCACTTGATGTTACACCCCCGGAACCACCTTTCATTAATATTGCTTTTGCCATGAACTACCTCCCTTTTACTCCAAGCAGCACATCTACTTCTGGTCTTTTTCTGAAGCAAGAAACTATCATATATCCGTCATAAGTATCTATGCGGTCTATGCAGTCATAGGACTTCCACAGCCTTTTAATGGTATTTGCATCAGTTGTTCCGTTATTAATCAAGTGACTCACTATCGGAGTGTCGGTTGACTTCATCCCCGGCATTTCAATTCTCAGGATATATGGAGCTGTTTGTGTGAAGGCATTTGCTCTCATCCATACTTCTGTAGTCTTACTTAGCATGTTGATCACGAATTTAAGGCCTGCCACTAAAGCACTTAATGCACTCTTGATTGTTCTTTTTGCACCTATTTCAGTTATATCTGTAATGGTTGTATTTTCAAGCCACCCATCCGAAAGAACGGCCTCTGCTATTACTCCACTATCTTTGTCTATAAATCCTTCTATCTGTTGTGTGGTAGCATAAACTCCTTCAGGTACAGTATACGAGAATCGAATTTCACTTGCTCTTGATACCTTTAGATACATTTCAAGAAGTATTGATGCAGGTGAACTTGCCTTGCTTGGTATAAAATCTGCATTTATAGCTGTAGCTATTGCAATCAGTTTTTCTGATCCATCAATCTCTGCATAGACTCCATACTCTGTGATATCATATCCGACTGTAATATCATCATTTGTGATTAAGGTTTGTATTTTTACCGTTGTATAATCAACCAATTTTACATTCTTTATTGGGAAGCTATTTTTGAAGCTTTTAAGTCCGGTAGCATTATCTAAATTTTCAGTTCCAGTATATGCTCCATTTCCAGCTTTAATGCTTTGAAGTTTTAAGAATTGCTTGCTGGCCAGTGCATTGTTGATTGCACTTATACCTGTGTTGGTGACCACGGTTTTTCTAAAATTTGCCATTTATCCTCCTTATTTGATTACTGTTTTCGCAGTTTGTACCATCCCAATACCGACATACAAATCCATATCCAGTTTGCAACTTTGCTCAACACTTATAAGCGAAGAACCCATGTTTTTTATCTTAGATATGATTTCTTGAAAGTAACTAAGGGATGAATCATTTAATTTCGCTGATGTCAGTATCTTAAAAGTACCTGGAGCACCACCGAAATTAAACCACTCGACAACTTCTCCTTCACCAAGAACTGTATCAATAAGTTCATTTACCGCACCTATTGTTCCTGCTTTTTGATGCCATATCAATGAGCTTTGAACAAGCTTTCTTTTTGTCTCAATAGGCAAATCATTTTTATAATACTGAGTTCGAGACTCTAGCGCTATCAAATCGAGGAGTTCCTCATCCATATGTTCAATATCTGCATACAGCACTGTTTGAGCTGATGTAACAATAAGTTTTGCCATTGCTTTTTTATATGCATAACTTATCGCTGCAATATCGGGATCTGAAGATAGTAGGTATGGCAAGACCGAAGCAGGCTCTCCATCTTTGTACTTAATCATTTTCAAGACCTCCATATATTACTGACTGAGATGTCAGGCTTGCCACCGAATCCTCATCAACAACTGTGAATATAGGTGAAGCTATATCCACCCTTTTCGCACCTGCGTTTAATATCTTTTGTCTCAAAACATCAGGGTTTATATCTCTACCGATTTCACTTTTCTGCCAATCTATGTAATCATTTATCGCTGCTACAACTTTTAGCTGAATATTTGTCGCTCTGCTTTGATCACTTGAATTTACATAGTAAGTAATATTGATAGAATATGTTTTCTTTACAGGTGCAAGAACTTCTATACTGTCAGTAAGCGGTTTAATACTTGGACTCGATAAGTACTCCTTGAGTCTGGCAATAGACTCGCTTTCAGGAATAGCTCCATTCTCAAGTAAATATCTCACCCTTACCACTCGTGGACTTGGACTTGTAATCCTTACACTGCTTACACCGGTATAAAATTGCCTTACAAAGTACTCATATGAATCAGCAGAACCTGCAGATGAATATGCAGCAGGAGCCATATATATCCTTTGCCTTAGTGACTCATCTGATTCTATATCTGCTCCGCCTTCAGGTTTGGTAATATTTTTTGCCTCATCAATAAAGGCTATAATATCAACTAATGTGTTAAGGTCACCTATATCGTAGTTGTTTGTCATTTGTCCAACGCTTGTACATGTTGCAGGAACATCTACACTTAGACTTCCTGCAGGTATCTCTGAATATTCATCTGTTGCGAAGTATACATTGTCGCCTGCTGTCACTCTTGTACCCTTAGGTATACCTATAGCAGATGTCCTCTTTGACTTCATAGCAAACCTTATTGTTGTCGTGGATCCTGCCGCAGGCTTTCTATGAATGTGTTTTATAGCACCCAAATTTTCAAGATACTCACCTCTACTATACTTAAGTAACCCCATCTTTCCTGCATCATCCATATACATATACCCTTGGTATATAAAGTAAGCACCTGTAAGAAGTATTATCCTGCGCTCATCAGCCTTTCCAAGTACAATATCTTTCCCGGTAAGTTCTTTATATTTTTCTTTGAACCACGAGACCATATCATCTGCAAGTTTTTCCATTGTATAATTTTTTATAAATGATATTTCTGGGTAATCAATTATCCCTTTTAAGCTAGTATTCTCCATTTCCTGCACCTTTCTCCAGATATACTTTTATTTTTGTTTTTCCGTCTTGGTCATGAAAGAAGTCAACACTACTCACAGATACTCTAGGCTCAAAAGACTCAACTTTTGCAACCATATCAGTCACTATGTCATTCTCAATGTCAACGGCAATTTTAGAAACATTATCTATTGAAAGTCCTAAGCCTCTAAGTAAAGGCACAGTACCTTCAGATAGTCTGAAGATATTATTCAAATTTCTAAGAATATCTTTTATTTCGCTATCCTTAAGTTCATCTAAAAATTCAAATTGAATCTCATTCATCTCATCTCCTATCTGTACTCGGTCATAGTGACATCAAACTGCGCACTTAACAGTTCGCCTTTTTGTAGCACAACTCCAAAGCTTTCAGACACATTTGTAATCATTGCTTTTGAACAGATATTTCTTCTTCCAATGACAAGTGGAGCAATAACTCCTGCTGACATGTAATTTACCAGCTTTTTTTCAAGCTTTTTCGGAGACATTCCTCTTGTGGCTCTTACCTTTATCGTGAATGTAATTGACTGTAGATTGTTTCCGAGTAGCTCAACTAAAGGTTTACCGCCTATTACCTGATGCAGTGTAGTTCTAATTCCAAAATCTCTTTTAAATCCATTGAATGTAAGGATTCTTTTATCACTTGTTTCAAATTTAAGATAAGGACCCCAGTTTCCAATCTTTGCCATTTATCCTCCTACTTAGCAATGATTTCTGCTAAAGTTATGCTTCCTGTTGAGTCGGTAAAACTTATAGCACCATCGTTTACATTGATTGTTGCAGTTGGATCATCACCTGCATAAAATTTCCCAAGAACTACTGCCATGGAATTGTCATTGCTCATGTGGGCAACCACTACAGCATCATCCTTTTCGAATGTCTGTTTTATCCCTGCAAAAGCTAATACCGGAAGCTCTGTGGTTGTTTTTCCTGTGTCAGGATAGGTTACAGATACTCCACCGGTTCCAATACTGCTTACAAATCCTATTCTTATCATAGATCCTCCTATAACCTTGTAAATATTCTGTAGGCACTGACTTTCATTTTATGCCCGGAACCTCCTGAAAGGTCATGACTTACTTTTGTCACATAGTATTTACCATCAATACGCCCCATTCCTTTAATCTCTATATTGCATGAAGCAACTATGTTTGCATTGCCCAAGGCCGTGAACTCCAATGTCACTGCCTTTTCGTTTTCAGCATTTACTTTTGCCTTTGCAGTTCTCTCAGCCTCTTCCTTGCTATCTGCTTTTTCATTCAGAACAAGGATTCTTGGTTCTTCGCCCACAGTAACAGATATTATCTTTGTTTTTTCTTTTTTGTTCTTAGCCTTTTTATCGACCTGAGTGTATGATATTTTTGCACCGGTATATGTGCCGATTAATGTTGAATTCCAACTCCAGTCCTCAAAGTCTGTCTCTGAAAATGTAGCCGTTATACCTCTTGCCTCATACATACTCTTATCAAAGATAACAAGTCCCTTTTTATATATCTTAATAAATAGGCCTTGATCACTGCATAGCTTTGCTATAAATTCACTATCAGATTGTTCTTCCTGATCTACTTTCTCAATTATCGGTTCACCTGCCCAGAAGTAAAGATTCTCCATCCCGTACTTGCCTTTTATCTCTTCAGCAATCTGTTTAACAGTTACCTTTTCCCAAGTCTTACTAACCTTTCCAGTTTGGAATCCCAGTCCTGCAGGCAACGATACTCCTTTTATGCTGCATTTATGCCCACCGCTTCCACCTGAATATGTAATATCATCTATTGTAAAGTTTCCGCAATGATACAATTGATAGATACTGTTATTTGTCATGTTATGAAAGAATATTGTCACATCCAAATCATGTTCTTTTTCCGGGACAAAGCCCTTTCCCAATGCCCACTCCATATTTCTATCACTAAGATTTATAGTTATTTCATCAGCATTGCCAGAGTCATTATCTGTATAAGATAATGACTCACAACGACTTGAAAGACCAACTTCAACTCCATCATATAATATCTGATATGTTACCCTCCTAGCCTTTTGCATTTAGCATTGCCCTCCATGCAGGATAGTCGCTGGGGACGGTTTCGCTTATTACCAACTCTTTATCTGGGACAACTAGCTCAATTCCTGCAGGGAATACCAGATAATCAAGCTTATCTCTATTTAAGTCCATAAGCTTGTCACACATATATTCATTCCCATACAGTTCATAGGCGATCTGGTCCCAAGTCTGACCTTGTATTGTGACGTACCTCCTCATTTCAACCTCCTAGAACCTTGTTCTTCCCTTGTCCTTCATCCACTGTCTCATGAGCTTGTCGAATTTATCCTGCGACATCTCCTCGGCTTGAATAATATCCTCTTTTGATACTGAACCTTCAAATTTGTACACCGGTGCGTAATTTATTGACACCGCTCCACCATCTCCACTCGCTCCTGCTACTGCATATCCGGAGGAAGCTATTCTATCACTAAGAGTTGACAGAGGAACTCTGCTCGTCCCCATCTGGTAATCCTCAATGCGTTCTGCAAGAAGTTTTACAGATGCACCTATTGCACTGTCGATAAATCCTCCCATTTTGTTCCACAGGTCTGATAATGGAAGAATTGCTTCGGCCCCCGCTTCACCGCCAACCATAGCATTATTCCCATTTATTCCAAACATTGTAGGACTGGTCATTATTCCACCATCTTTGTACCACTCAACCCCCATTGTTGGAACTTTTGGAGGCATAAGACTAAAGTCTCCCTTGATAGAGAAGTGTGGCATCTTAAGTTTAGGGAGTTCCCATTTAAAGTTGAAGAATCCTTTTATCGCATTTACAGCACCTGATACAATACTTTTTGCCGCCTCCAACTTTTCGCTAAATGCATTTTTTATTCCATCAAGGATTCCAACAACAGTACTCTTTGCTCCCTCTAAGTGAGTAGTGAAAAAGTTTTTTATTTCAGATAACTTGCCATTTGTGGCTACATTTACTGCACTGAGAGCTCCAATCACAACACCCTTCATTGCATTAAGAGGTGCAAGTGCAAGTGAGCTCAACGCTCCAAAGGCTCCTGAAAAGATACTCTTCAGTCCTTCAAGAGCCTGTGACCAGTTCCCGGTAAATACTCCTTGTACGAAATCTATGACACCCTGAAAGACCTGCTTAACTCCACCGATAACTCCATCTATTGTCACTTTCCATCCATTAAAAACTCCTTCAATGAATGCAAAGGCGACTGGGAATTTATTCTTAAATCCTTCTATAGCATTTCCGATAGATTCCTTGATTGCATTAAACTTCTCTCCAAGCCATGCTCCAAGTTGCCCTGCTTTTTCTTTCACAGTATCCCAGTTCTTCCAGAGTAGAACTCCAATAGCAATTATTGCACCTATTGCCAGAATCACTAAACCTATTGGACTGGTTAGGAAAGCGAACGCTGCTCCAAGGGCCCATGTGACTCCTGCTCCGATTGTGGCTGCAACATTCCATACTGCCTGTGCCGCTACAAGCGCATATGTCTGAACAACACTTGCTGCTTTAACTATCGCATCCTGAATATACATAGCTTTTATAGCAAGAGTCAGTGCCATATCCTTTGCCTTTGCAATATTTAATATTGTAAGAGCTTTTGCTGCAGAATAAACTCCGGTAACAAACTTATAGAACTTTACCGCTGCTACTGCAGTTCCAATTGCTGTGATTGTAGGAAGGAATCCATCCCATTGCACGAATGCATCAGCTACATCTGTCACACCTCCAACTACTTTAAGCAGAGCGTCAGTAATGTTAGGAATAGCCGTTTCTGCTATATATGTTATCGTAGGCTTTGCATTATCAAAAGCTTCAAGAAACTTCCATTTCAAATCGCTCAAAAGATCCAGAATAACATCAAATGTATGTTCATTTTCTGCTATTTTATCCATCACATTACCAATCGCATTTTTCAAAGTTCCTATGAGAAATCCTGCAACTTCTTGCCCTTTACTTATAAAATCCTGTGCAACCTCTATGGCGCTTTTTACCGACTCAGGCAGTTCAATTCCGAAAGTATCGCTCATCATATTGCTAAATGAATCTATACTTCCATCCCCACCGGTGAGCGTAACTAAGAAATCCATAACGCCTGAGGACATATTTCCAACCCCAGTCATAAAATCATCTATTGGAAGCTTGTTTATCATTCCAACAAAGTTTTCTGTGATTTTAGGAATAGTATTGGATAGCCCATCCATTATTTTGATAGCATGGGGTCCAAAAGCCTCGACCATAGAAATTTTAAGATCACTTATTGCACTTCCAAATCTCGCAACGGCACCTTTTAATGTGTCAGTAACTCTAGCATCCATCGTATCAAGTGCACCCGAAGAATTATTAAGATTATCTGCCAATGCATCCCATGCCGAAGCCGCACCATCAGCTCCTTCTTTTACACCATCCAGTAGATATCCGAACTTTGAATAATAGTTTGTTCCTGCAATTGCAGCCATGTAGCTGTTTTTTTCCTCTTCAGTTAATCCAGCCATAGCCGTATTTAACTCGATAAGGATTTGACGCATATCTCTCATATTGCCTGCGCTATCATAAACAGCAACGCCAAGGTCATTGAACGCAGCCTTTGCTGCATCTTTAGTTGAAATACGAACCAACATAGAATTTAAGGCAGTACCTGCCTCTGCACCCTTTACACCGTTGTTTGCCAGTATGCCAAGTGCGGTTGCCGTCTCCTTAAAATCCATACCTGATGCCCTTGCAGCTCCACCACATCCAATCATCGCATCCATCAAGTCTGCAGATGTAGTATTTGCTTTATTATTTGTCATAACTACTACATCAAGGTATTCCTGCAGTTCATCTATGCCGACTCCCATTGCACTCATTGAGTCTGTAACCTGATCACTTGTAGTTGCCAAGTCTGCCTGCGTAGCTTCTGCCAGTTTTAGAACAGGCGTGAGTGCTTTCGTACTGGTCTCAACATCCCAGCCTGCAAGTGCCATATAACCAAGTGCATCAGCCGCCTCAGAGGCGGTGAAAGTGGTGGCTTTTCCTGCTTCTCTTGCGGCTTTTGACAGCTTTTCATATTCACTTTCAGTAGCACCGGCTATACCTGCTGTATTCGCCATTGACTGTTCAAATTCAGAATATTCACTGACCGCATCTCCGATAAATTGTCCAACCTTTATTGCAGCAAAAGCTCCTGTAATCATAACAGCCGCTTTTTTTGCCATTCCTGCAAGGTGGCTAATTCCATCTTCAGTCATTCCAAAACTCTGTTTCAAAGAGTTTTCAACTTTACCTGCGATTCGAATTGCCAACTCCTGCTCGCTGTTTCCTGCCAATCTCTTCCACCTCCTCTGCAACTTCTATCAATTCAAAAACAGACAGGGATAGAAAATAATCAATCCCTGTCTGTAAAACCATAGCAAGCTGTATGGCAAGTTTTCTTAATTTTTTACCATCGTCAGGTCTTATCCCTCTCCGTAAAAAAAAGAGGTTACCCTGTTCTTCACCTTAATTGCATCTTTAGGATGCAGAGACTTAAAGAATTCAACCGGAATCTTTGTTGCTCTCGCTGATATGATACAAGCATATTCAAGAGACATCTCAGGCAAAAAGGAAAAACTGCCACTCTTTTCAAGTATCTTATTTGCTGCAATCATATCTGTTGCACTCATGTTTTCTAAGCCACTCAAGTCAAGCTCTTCATACTCTCTATCTTCAAAGGTATACTTACGTGAGAATTTAATAATCATAGAGGTGTCATTTCCTGACACCTCACCCTGAGAACCTTCTACATTAACTACTTTATTTTTATCAGCCATATTTATCTCCTTTAACACTGACTTCTTATCTTAGCCAGTAAATCCTTATCATTAACCTTGTACACATTGTTCAGCTTATCAAGCTCAATTCTCTTCTTTCCATCATGCTCTATCATGATGTATGCTACTTCTACAGTAACAGAAGCATCCATTGTTCCACCCTGTTTAACAGTTCCACCTGTAAGCTTCTTTTGTCTGCCTCTTATTACTACTCTCATTCCCTTTGTGTCTATGCCACCGGTTCCCTTTACTGTGTATTGCTCACTTGCTCTTAGAGTCAAGTCAAGAGTTTCTGTCGGAGACATAAGCTTGAATGCATCCTCATCAAGTATTCTGAAAGGGATCTCTATTTCCATACTTCCAAATGAACCGATTACAACCTCTTCAAGCTCACCAAGTATACCGGGACCGCTTAATGTCTCCGTAGTTCCTTCAAAGTCAGGTAGAGTTATCTCTCCCGTTAATCCGACAAGGGCTGTACCTTTGTAGTAAAGATTAAAATTATTTATTACACCGGGTATTCCAAGTACTCCTGCCATAATTAGTTACCTCCTCCATTTAGTGCTGTAGCCAACATTGTTGGGTCAAACTCAAGAACATTTACAATATTTTCTGCAGGCACATAAGGTGCAAGATATTGGTGGAATTTTATTTTTCCATTCAGAATATCTGTTACCTGATTGTCTTTTTCATCAAACACAATTTTTGCACCTGCACATTTGCTCTGAGACACATAAGAATTACCTCTAATGTTCTCACTATCAACAATTGATTCAATCAAGCGGTAATTTGCAGGATCGTCAACCTTATGGAAATAAGTCAGAATAAAGCGGTTGCTCCAC